GTGAGTAGAAACCCTGACCAAGATACTCTTCAAACTTCTCAGCAAATCCTTTTATACCAAGGATCTTCTCTGCTTGATCAGCAATATCTTTACAGCGTTGCTCTGGTGATTCTCCTTCTAGCAAATATCCTCTTTCAAGGAACTTACGAGAGTCTTTGTTTAGCCAATAGTATTTTTCCATTATGTATTTAGATTATATATTACTCTTAATTAAAAGAGATCGTCTTCATCAAACGACTGACTCTTCTTTGAGTATTCCACTGGACGAGAGTGAAAAAAGTCAGTCATGTTATTACCATGAAGCTCTTCTTCAAACCACATGGTTTCAGCAATCAAATCTTGATCAATATCAAAAGGCTTTGCAAAGCCAATCATATCCATACTATTATTAATTCTATTCTTGATAAATTCTTTAACAATATCTGCGTTCAAGCCAGGCTCTTGAATACCGTTAATCATCCAGTCAACAATCTTAGCTTCAGCCTTAAATGCATCAGCAGCTTCACCAACAATCCGTGCTTCAAGCTCAGCATCAAACAGCTCAGGCAGTTCTTGACGAATAGTGTTAATGATTTTCATACCAACCATAGCGTGAATGTTTTCTTCCTGACGGGTATACTTAACCTGCTGATCAGTATCCTTTAACACATTCTTGTATCTGGCAAACCAATTGATAATATAGAATTGACTAAACAACGAAACATTTTCGACAAGTAAAGTAAATAAGGTAATGGCGTAAAGATACTGCTTTTTACTGTCTTTATAAAACCGGTGGGTGTACTTACGAAGATACTTAACACGACCTTGAATCCAGTCAAGCTTGAGGTTCTCTTCAAAGATGTCCTCCATATCAAGAACACTAAGAAGGCGCTCATACGCATTATTATGAATCACTTCTGTATTGGCCATAACATAGCCAAGGTCTTGCAGTGCGGGGTGTGGAAGGTTTTCACCAAGCTTGGCCCAAAAGCTTTTAACCGCTACTTCAATTTGACCAATTGCTGAAAGGGTGCGAACAATGATTTCCCTTTCTTGATCTGTTAGCTCAGTTTTAAATTGATGTACATCTGACTTAAAACTAAATTCTTTATCCGTCCAAAATCCGTTGTGCATTGACTCGATAAAGTCTTCTGTCCAAGGGTATTGGTTGGGTTTCCGGCTGATCTGTTCTTCAAATATGGTTGGCATGTGTATACTACTGTTGTGTGGTTTAGACTATTATACAAAATAATACCTCAGCTGTAAATAAAAAAGCAGAGGTATTATTAATTAATTTTAGCTTCGCAAATTAAGTTCTATCTAATCTACGTATAGCTCGAAGCGCCCCTGTATCGGAGCATTGAAGAACGACTATTTTCTGACGGTTTGCAGTGGCATAGTCGTATACTGCCTTTTCTGTCTCATCCTTAAGGTTGAGGTATTTAGCCCACCGTTCAAACTTGAATCGGCCGGTCTCAAATTTTCTAAAAGTTTCTGCACAAACGAAAAACATCTTCCAGTTTTTACCTTCTGTTGGATATTCAAAGGGTGAGTCGAGTTCGTGATCGAACTTTTTCTTTTTATCGCCATCTTTTGGCATTTGTAAAAAGGGCATAGGTGTAGTTGCAACCGAGGAGGTTGACATTGAATCTTCCTTTTTCATCAGTAGGTTATTGGATTGAGTTGAGTGTTTGAGATGATAACGTCGGAACCAGTATCCGCGTCAATAAGTTTAAAAATTGGATAACCTAATAGTGTTCCGATTGGCTCACGCCTTTCTTCGGTAACAGTAACAATTCTTCCCTTACTTTCCTCTATAGCATCCCCATCCTCAAGGTGAATTATGTCTTCGCAAAACTCGTAATTACCAGCACTTAAATGACCTTCTTCGTTTAAAAGGTAAAGACTTTCTTCATTAAGTTCATTGGCGGTAGGATCAATTTCCAAGCCTTCTTTAATTATTTCAGTAAGAACTTCATCTGATAACTGTGTGTGTTCTTTAATCAGATACAGCGCTGCGGCATAACTTGCCAGTGTACTCTTTCCTACTACAGGTACCTTACCAATAAGCCTCTTTATGTTATATACCAACTTGTGAAAAATGTTATAAACCTTTTTATCTTCACGCCCCTTTGCCTTGCGCAATACCTTTCCGTTTTCATCAACAATACCTGCCTTAAACGCATTGGTTTTATTCCAAGGGGTAGTCAACAATCGCAAGAATCGGAGGGCATAAAATCGGTCAGTTAATGAAAGCATTTTTTAAAGTTGTTGAAGTTTCTTTGTAACGTAAAGGTCACTAGGTATATTTATAAAATCATCTTCCTTAATATAAGAAAGAAATAAAAGAAATGTTTTTAATGCAGGCCAACTTTGTTCATTTATTTTAAAGAAACACATACTGGTCGCAGCTTCAAATTTAAAGACATTGTATATTAAAATAAGGTGGTTGAGAATCAATCTTTCTTGTAAAGAATTTGTTTTCTCATATTTGGTGAAAAGCTTTTTAAGATACTTAAATCTATATAAGTCTTCATAAAACTCGTCAACATTTAGCGCACGAGGATTATTGTAATTTTGAGCAGCATACAGATTAAAGTTGGACCTGTTAAGGTTATTATTGCTAATCATATTGTATATATAACCGCAACTAATCACAAGGATACTAAGAACCCTTTAAAGGTAAAAGTTACAAAACTTTTTACTAAGGCTGGGTTACCCTAGGAGTAATATGAACCTGACCCTCGCTGATTCTAAGAACTGTTGTTTCAGGAGAGTCGGCTATAAATGCTTCAACATCATACACATACCTTCCCGCCTTTAAGCTTCCAGTTTGTGCAGGTGATAAAGAGATTGTTACAATTCCTGTTGAAGGATCAGACGCAATAGATGCAGTAAAATCTGTAGCAACAGTAGAGGTATAAGATTTTCTAACTTGGCCTCGAACAGAATATCCTGTTAAGTCAGTTGCTGCACCACTTGTTTCTGCAACTGTAATAGTGGTCGAGAAGTTGCTTCCTTGATCTACAAATAGGTCTGTGTATTCTGCCATAATTTTATTTACACGTCCCTTTGCGTTTAATTAACAAAGGGACGCGTTTTAATATTAACCTCCAACCGGACCGTCAACTTTTTGAGAGCCAAAGTATTTACCAACGGCCTGCATGATAAGAGTCTTCAAAGGAAGGCCTTCAGTGTCTGCTCCGATGTAGTCGTAGATCATAACCGCAAGGTCATCATCTTTGGTCTTCATCTCGTCGAGCTCAGTAGATTCCATGAGCTTGCGTTTCTTGATCTCACGCTCAGCAGCCTGCAGATCTTGTTTAAACTCAGGATTTAGCTTAACCTGCCCTTTTGCCCATGAGGTCCATGCGAGTAAGCCATCATCGGAAACTTTAGAGAAGTTGATACCCAGTCCCTCAGAAATTTCAGTTTCTTCTGTGCAGTGGCTTGCCATCACTGGCTGTGGCTTAGGATGTTTTAGATCATCGCGGTGAGCACCAGCGTTAACCATTTCATCTTCGTGAGCACCAGCATTAACCATTTCATCTTCGTGAGCACCTTCTCTAGGTCCACAATGAGAAGATTTGATATACTCGTAAGAAGCTCGAAGGGCACTTGCTTTCATGCCTTTGAGATCTTTCATCATTGCGGTAAGCATATCCTTCTTTGTTCCCATTCCGTGCATAGCTTCCCTGGTATTACAATGGGCAGCTTTAATATACTGGTAAGAAGCTTTAATGTCTGCAACCTTCATGGCACGAAGCTCTCTTTTTACAGCAGCCATATATTCCATTTTGGTTTTAGGCTGATGAGCATCGTCATAAGTCATGCGACGTGGAGCAGCTGCATCATCTTCGTGGTATTTTTCGTTGTACGAAGTAATTTCGCTATATTCAACTTTAACCTCGTTACCATCAGCATCAACTGCAAAAAGCATATCATCTTGAAACATTCCTTCGGTATCCTGATCTTCAGCCTTAGGATTGTAGATTGTATATTTTTTGCCGTTGGTTAATTGAATAACTCCTTCAGCGTGTTTCATAGAACGCAGCAGGCTTCTCTTAGTAAACATTCCTGCAGAAATTGCCTTAAGATCTTTGGAAGAAGCTTCGTCGGCTTTTGCATCAATGTTATCCTTTTGCTTTTCAATAGACGAGTCAGACGAGTGCGCAGATTCGTTAAGTATTTCTTTTAATGTTTTCATGTGATTTATACTATTTATAAATGTTATGCTTTTATTGCAATCAAATCTTGAATAAATGCTTTTATGGTTGTTTGTTCGTTTTTAATTGAGACGTGATTTGCAAATCTTTCAGTGACGGTATATTCCGTGTTATCCTTTTTGTTAAACACTTTATCTCCAATATTAAATATCTGACCGGAGATATACTGTTCACGCACTTGGCTTGTTTTAAGCTCAACGTGTTTTCTAAATGTGTTGGATTCCTTTAAGCCCATTCCTTTACGAACAGCATTCATGAGATCGGTAACCCCGCGAAAGTTCTTAGGCATACCCAAAGAAAAGGATTTTAAATCGTTGTCTTCTGCTGCAGCTCGCAACTTACTTGCGCTCATAGCCTCCACAGCATCATCAGAATCAGGATCGCGTTCACCCGC